GTCTTCTTTTGCCTTGCGATTTTCTCGTTTTCTGTGATATTCTTCAATCTCTGAACGATTAGTGAACAACAAGGCTCCACTTTCGGTGTCACGAACTATGGGTTCATTTTTAACTTTTAATCGGTCGGGTGTCATGTGGCTATCACTCTCATGGATTGAACAACTGGAACCACATTACCTAGCGAAGAATACATCACAAGTTTGACTGCAAAGGTTGAGAATTTATCCTTATCAGTCAACTCTAAGGTGTATCTGACTTCTTGGAATTCGCCTTCTGCCGTATTTGCATCGGTAGAAGCCGTCATCTTTTGATAACCACGAGTCTCAAAATAAGTGTTTGAATCCGACTCATCGGGCAGGGTTCTAGCAAACACTTCAATTGAGGATGGGGTAGGATTGCTGATCGTTAAGAACACATCCAAACGAGTAGCCGGATAATCCAAGTTTACTTTCTTGCTAATATAGCGGGACTTCGATCTTACCGAAGAGTCAACGCTTCTATTATCCGAACTAATTTCGCCGTTATCGTTTTGAGAGCCAACCTTGTTGTTGTTTACCAAATTCTCAACAGAAACTATGCAACCACGATCTATATCAATCATCGGAGAAACATACTTGTTTTCTGTGCTCATATAACAGAACACAGAGGTAAATTTAGTGTTTGGATTCAAGTCGGTGGTATCTCTTCTATTGATATTCTTGTTTAGAAGAACATCTGTAGCACCACTAGGCTTCATAATACCTTCTTCTTGCACAGTTACCGAAGTTCCTGGTGGAGTTACAGCAGGAATTTGGAATCTTACAACCGCTGGATTTATGAGCGAAGACCCGTAATATGTGTTTGGAATGTTTGATAGTCGAAGAACCGAAGTTCCTGAAGTTTCAAATTCACAGATGTTTAGCGCAAACTTCAAATCTTCATTATCAATCTTGGTTAGTGTATTCTGACCTTGTGCAGAATACAGAGAACCAACACCAGGTTGATTGGTTGAAGAGTATATCGGTGAACTTTCACTAGAGCGGTATAAAGTGTCTCCAATCTTGGCTGTATGCACCGAGAATTTATCGCTGCTTGTCTTCAGTGAGAAGCAGTATTCGTATCCTGGTGCGAGATACACAGGAGATGAGAATTTAAATTTGGTTCCCGAGTCTGTGGCATAATCGCTAACAGTTATTGAGTTTGAATAAACTGTTGATGTTGCCAAAGGTAGAACTTTAGATGGGTGCGGATAGCCCCCGCTCATCGGTTTAATCGACATTGTAATTGGAACATTATAAGCCGAGTCAACCGTCTTAAACCACAAAGAAACGCTGTTTGCAAACACCCCATAAGGATATAAAACAGGATCAATGTAGAAGGATTGTGATAGTGGATCAACCTTTCCAACACTTGATGCAGAATTTGAAGTGCTCTTCGTGAACACATTAGATTCTATGTTTGGTGAATTTACGCTTACTCTGTAAGAAACTGGCTTACGAGTGCTAATTATACCTGCATCAAAATCTTTGGATTCGTTACTGCCGTCAGCATTAAAGGTTTTATCTGCTGCGGTTGTGATTGCAGTTATATCGTTTGTGCTACTATCGCACAAACGAATTAGTTTAGCACCAGTCTTTACTTTACCAGTTTCGTTTAACAGTATTGCGTAATTGGTTGCGGTTGCCCCAACTCCAATTGAACCCGAAGGAGATGTGGTTATTGAAGCAGCCGTAGCACCTATATTGTAAACTCCTGCTGTAAATCCTGGAGTTACTTGGTAGATTGTTGATGGAGTTGTGCTGCCGTCAACAAACGCCCAAACTTTGGTTGAGGGTTTCAATTCTTCAGCAACAATAAGTGTGTAGATGTTTCTTGCGTAAAAATCTACATCCTTGTTTGCTTTACTTCCCAATTTCTTGTTAACAATTGATTCTGGTGTTATTGCCTTTGGTGACAAGATGCCAGAGAATCTAGCAAAATTTGCATTTACCGACATTTCATCGGTTTGCTTGTTAGCCAAAGTTTGACTTGTTTCGTCTGTATATGCTTTCCCGAACCAGTTTGTTTCCCAGTCATTCCATTGTGTTCCGAATCCTCCAATTTGACCGGGGCCTGTGCCTCCCTCAGCACCCAAACTTCCTCTTACAGAATACGACCAGTTATCATTTTCTCCCGAAACATTAACACGGACAGATGGAGACTGTGTATCTGCCATCCAGAAATCTGAATCAGGATAGGTTTTTAGTGAACCCATGAAATTAAAGATGCCGTATGGATTTACTTGACGAGAAGATGTTGCCAACGGTTGATTTACTCCAGCAACCTCATTCTTGATACTGATAGTATAAATTCTATCAGCAGTAGGACCTGGAAGTGCGGATGGCGAAATTAGAGAGGATGCTGGCAAACGAGTGTCGATATCCACTCTATAAATTTTACTTCTAAATGCAGGACGAAGCACGGTAGTTTCAGGATCAATTGCCGCATTAAACATCTTACTTTTAACATCTGCAATATTGTGACCACGGAAGGTGTCTACGAGAATTCCCTTCTTAGGAACAACATTACCGTCCACATCCTCTATAACAGTATTTTTTGCTTCTTGTTCTAGCAAATTCAAGGATGTGTAGTATTCTACCGCATCAATACGCTTCTCTAAAATGCCAATGTCTTCCATTGTGTAACGCTTGTTGTTTTGAATTCTTACCGAAACATCATCCTTGGTGTTTGTGTAAGGAGAATAATTCAAAGTGTAAAGCGTCATTGCATTAGCATCATCTGGTGGTGTTGGAGCAGAAATATCAGCAATACCAGACACCAACTTGAATTCTTTGTTTCTTGTCAGAACAATCTTATCTGTTCTAGGTAAGTATCTCTTAACATTCAAATAATTTACGCTGTTGTCTGACGGCAAAATGTTTGGCATGAATGTGCCATCAGGCATTTTGTCTGGACGGAAATCTATCACATCAGAAAGTTTATAAGACTTTCCTGTATCTGGACTGCTGTATGATGGAATTTGCTCTAGCGGCAAGTTGTAAGAATTTACAGTAAACGGAGCGGAGGTTGCTCCGGCTACAGGACGAGCAAAGTAAAGCATATTCACGGTTAGTCCTGAAGTTATTCCACCAGGAACTGAGCCTGCGGTGTAACCAGGTGCTAGCACCAACTTAGACCAATCGTAATAGTTGTCTCGCTGCCCCGTATCTAAAACAAAGTAATTACTTACATCTCCTGAAGCACTCGTAATACCAGACACACTTACAACATCAACATATTTGTTTAGGTAAACAAATTGTCTTCCATTAAATGTGGAGCCTGTTGGGCCAACTTCGTATTGAATTGGGCCTGTTACTGTTATTGCGGAAGAAGTTAAAGTTTTTGCTCGGTAAAGATAACTGCCACCTACTCCCTTTAGAGCAACTTCAAAGTTTACTGTTGCAGTTACCCCTGTTGGGCCGGCAGTTATGTAAAGAACTCCATATGTGCTGCTATCACCTTCAGCCAAAACATTGGAAACCGAATTGCCTGAAAGACTTATAACAGAGAGTGTGTTATCTGGCGAGTAAACTCCTGAAGCGTAATCAAAATACGCTTTTGCTGGATCCGCACCAAAACCAATTGAACTTATAGAAATTTGAGCAGAACCTGTTGCACTAAATTCTACCTGTTTGCTCATTCTAACTTTATAGTCCACATCGCTTATATCATAGGTTCCAATTCCTGCGGTGTGTGGATACAGTAAAGTATTGGTAAAATCTTTTAGTTCTGATCCGCCTGTTGGAGAATAAGTTTCAAAGAGTTGTTCTCCTGTTCCAGTTTTACCAGGCACATAAATGCTCTTCGTGTCGGCAAACACGCTTGTTCCACTCATTGAAACATCAAACAAGTCTACACGCCAACGCTGACCTGTTGGGCCTCCCTTGAATTCAATACCTCTAACCTTCGCTGTTCCGATAGGAGCATATGCTCCTGTTGGTGATTTATTTGAACCGAGAATAACGGTTGGGATTCTGTTTAAGTTAAATCCTGTTAAGCCAAGGCTTGGGAAAGATGCGTTCGGATTTAGTTCTGCTAGAACATAAGGGCCAACAACGGAAGAGATGCGAGCATCTTCAAATTCTCGTGTGGCTCTAGCCTTAGGTAGATCAATTTTAGTTACGCCTTGTGTTTCAAATTCATAACCAAAAATATACGCTTTGCCTGCACCGATTTCGGCAACTAAGGTTGCTCCTGTTGCTCCATAAACTCCTTCGCTTATAGAGATTGAAAACGGATCAACAATATAGTTTCCAGATTCATCATAAGTTCTTCTCGCTAGTGTGTCTCCCAACACAGCATATGATGGATACTTTTCTTTCTTGATTGTTGTCCCATCAACAATTCTTATAAATTCAACGAAATCTCGTCTTGAAAAATTATCTGTTGAAGAGGTGTTGGTTGGACTAAACTGATATTGCGTTATAGTCATTCCAATCTTATAACGATCTGCACCAGGAGCAGAATAGTTATAGAATCCAAATGATGGATCCTTTAGAGTTTCATCTTCTTCACTAGTAATAAATTCACGACTTACATTAAATCCAACCCGTGATGTTGGATTATCGTAGAGACGAACTTGAGATCCTGTAGATCCGGTTAGCGAATACGCTCCAATTGTTTGTAGATCGTTTGCAACAAAGAATCCATCAACATAACGAACTCCTGATCCAGCATTGATAAGAATTGCATTACCTAAAGCGTAACCAGTCAAACTTCCTGAAGTTACTCCAGAGATAACCATAGAAACGCTGCTTCCGTTTGGAGCAGTTCCGCCTACCGCTAATCCGTTTGAAAATGCTGTTCCGCCTGAGGTATACTCAAAGAATATGACAGGCATATTGTCTACCGTGCTTGACGACAGACCACTTTCTGCGTGAACGATTTTAGCGTTTGCTCTGCCTGATACTGTTAAAACTGATCCGATAGTGTCGGTTATACTCAAAGTTCCCGTTAATCCGGTAACACGAGCATATTTTACACGGTTTTCAACAACCTCTCCACCTAAAACAATTGATCCTTCTTCAAAAATATTGTCTCCAAATTTCGAGATTTGATTCTGAAGAATGGATTGAAGTTGTGTGAGTTCACGAGCCTGAATTGCATATCCCGGTCTAAACAACATTCTAAGAAACTTTTTGTTCTGATCGTAATCATCGTAATAAGGATCAACATTAAAGATGGTTGGATCGTATGTCATATGGTTTCCTTAGGCTCAGAACTGGAAGAGAACCTTGATTTCCTCTCTCTGTTCAATATTTCTCTTGATTGGTTGCGTATTCTGTATGTAGATAAGTTCACCGGAGCGATACAGGAGTTCTTCTTCGTGAACCACCGAGTTTACGAGACAATTTGCGGAACTTGACGCAGAATCTTTAAATTCTATCTGTGTTCCGGTGAATGTTCCTTTGACACCTGAAAGTCTCAAGGTTCCTGTTGTTGCTCCCACAGGGGAGAAAGACCACTCAACAACAAGTCCAGTTCCTTGGGTGGTTGCTCCTGTTATTCCCCGAACAGCAAAATCACTCGGGAAAGAAATTGTGGAGAATGGTTTAGCCTCAGTTGTAACAACCGTTAAAGTTGTGGTTTGATCGTATACTGAAACAGATTCTCGTGTAATTTCTCCAATATCCACAACTTTCGCTGTGGCTGAAACTCCTGTCGGGCCACCCAAAGTTGGGCGCATGTAGTAATCAGATTCCACCAAGTATTCAAACCGAGTTGGATATTTTGTTGGATCTTCAACATATAGAGTTCCCAATGCATTATTGCCTGGAGCGGTTTCCCACTTATTGATTATTCCCGTGAAACGAGAATTTGAAATATTATTCTGTCTGTTACCGATAGAATTTACCCACAAGCCTGGACGGAAATCTGAGCCGTCCATTCGGAACTCTGCGCCCGAAGCACCCGAGGCGGGAGAAATCTTTAGACGAAGAATTTCGCGTCCTTCGGTTCCAGCAACTGTTCTGCGATTTATATCCAAGATTGTAAAGTTTCCGCTACTTGCCGCTCCTGTTGAAGAAGAAACAATTCCTCCACAAACAAATGCTCCTGATGTTATCGACTCAACAACAAGTTCGGATGTTCCGTTGTAACCACTAACCCCATCATTCCAAGAAACTATTCTTGCCGTTGCTGCGCTTAACCCTGTAGCACCATCAGCACCAGTTTTACCTTGTATTAGTGTTGCTCCACCTATAAAAGATCCAGACAAGCCCCATTGCTCTAGTCTAAATCTGGTTTGAGGTTTCTTTAATAGTGGGTTTTTTATAATACCAAATTGGCGGTAGTCATTATTAACAGATAGTTTTTTTCGTTCATCTTGACTAAAATCAATCACAACCATTAACGCGGCTGCGCCCAATTCTTTTATGGCATTACTTCCATGCCCGCCCGGAGGAGACAGAACAATATTTGCAACATCGTTAATGTTTCCTGTTCCTGTGAATCCTGCTGCAAAGGTTAATCCCTTTACAGATATAAAATTTGCTCTACTATATCCAGCACCAGTGTCAACCATTTCGAACGAATCAATCAAGGTCTGATTGTAAATGTTCGTTAGATTGCAGTTATCTCTAGAAGAAGTTACACCAGGCCCAAATTTAACGGTAATATCTGCCTCTTTAAATTTGTTTAGGTATGTTTCTCGTGAATTGCCGTCGCCTTCTATTCTGATGTTTGGAACAATCGAAAACTTGCTAGAGTTTGCAGACAAACCAACAGTTAGAGGCTCATCTAAAGTAATTGTTCCGTAGTTACCTATGGCGGTGTAATTGTAGGTTTTGATTACACGGCGTTGCCCTTCACCAGCACCAGAATCTACCGAGAAAACTAGATCGTTATAAAAGTCATTTAGACCAATCAGATAAGGACTGTAAATTCTTATTGATCCTGTATAACCATTTGAATAGTTTTGCGAAATTGAGTTAGCATTATTCGGAGTTACACAGTTTACGGCAGTTAGATACGGACGGTATTCTGCTCGCAGTTCTGTGAAAGCAATTTCTCCATCAATTGCGCTTTGTTGAACATTCCATTGTAGTGATCGTTCTTCATCAACAAGACGAAGATAATCCACATATTCAACAGGAATATATCCCTGCACAACAACTCTTTGAAATGCTGCGGTTGAACTTGAAGTTTCATCATATACAGTCTTTGTGATAAACTTTCTTTTGCTCTCTGGAATCATATACATGAATTTCCAGCGATATCCATCAGAAAGTTTACGAATTTCGGGATCGGTGTGTGTTGGTGCAACCGTGGATACAGAGTTATAATAGTTGTCTATGCACTTATAGACTCGGGTTTCATCAACAACCACATAAAATCTAACCGGATTTATAGGATCAAATAGATCGGAGTCGTAACGATACGGCTCGTAAACAGATCCCAATTTCCAATCAAATCTTGGTATCACTAAAGAGGCGTTATCTTGGGTTAGCCGCTTTACAGCAACAACATTTTCCCAAAATTCAGTTTCTGTATCGTCCGTATCGTTTGACACCGGAACGGAACTAGCATATGAGCCTGATATTCCATCTGAAATTTCTTCAGTTTTCCAAGGGTTTACTCTACCTATACTCAAGAAATAATTGTTTTCCGATGAAATCGAAAGATCTGAAAGCACCTTTTCTGAAAGGTGTCTTCTAAAATTTTGGCGTATTGGGGAGCAGGATGATGACATATTACCTATTATCTATATTAAGTTAATTGATAGTTGAATTCCTTGACAGTTTCGCTGCCTGTAATAATGGCATTTGAAACATTTCGGAAGTATAGTTTGAGTCGATATACGCAATTTGTATTCGGATACTGATTTCCTCTCCAACTAAATGGACTTCCTACGGTTCCTCTACCCAAAGTTATTGCACCAGGCTCGCTGTTCGGATTGTCGGGATTTACGAACGGATATAGGATGTTTATGCTGTTGGCAGAGGTTGGGAAAGGCCCCACCGAAGCCATCTGATATTCCTTGCCTGTTTCATCCACCACAGACAAATCTGCCCAAAGACTTATTGCCGAGTAATACGAGAGGTATAGCAAGGTGGAAAGTCCTGCCAACTCGCCCGAAGAAATCAGAACCCCATCAAGTTGAATGTTCATGGATCGGCTACCAGGTTCACTATCAACCACATATTGAGTATCTGTGCTCCATTCCGGAATGTCTACCGACTTTCCGTTTACAGTAACTACCTTGACTTGCGGGACAGGAGGAGTCAAAACTTCCTGATCTTTACAATTAAATTCGGGACCAACTGGCATTTCTAGGAATGAACGAAGCGTTATCTTTCTGAATTCCGAATAGTCCACTCTAGAACCTAAAGTTGTAAGTGCAAGTATTGGGCCGTTATCTCCCGTTTCTCCCGAGGTTGATCCGGTTTGACCTAATTCACAATTACAAGTTTCAACACAATATGTGTGATTTACTCGATACTCGGCATAACAATCTATGGGTAGACATTGACCGCAATTATCGTATTCTTGTTGTGTTGGGCAATCGGCACACACATCGCACCCCTCAGAAACACATCCATTAGCAACACAATCCGAGCAACTTATAGATGGAGTGCAACCGCAATCTCTACAGAAACTGTTGTTTATGCTGTATTGGTTGTCGCAATCTGATGGAGTGCATTGACTACACAGCGTGTAACTCTGTTCACAACCACAAGACACACAGAACTCGTAATTAATTGAGGATGGATAATCGCAATCACCTTGCAAGCATTGGTTGCAGTTTGTGTATTTGCCAGGGCCATCGTAAATACACTCGTCACATTCCGTTCGGCAACGAATGCCATTACAATCATTTTTTACACACTCATCGCATAGAACTGTTGTTGGCACACAGCCACAGGTGTTTCTACAGAATTTAGTATTAACTGTTATGCTATCACAGTCCAATTGAGTGCATTCTTCACAACTTGTGTAAATGGTTCCACAACCACAATCAACACAGAAATCATAATTTAAAGTTCCTACTGTGCAATCTGCTACTGTGCATTGTGAACACTTGGTATACTTTGTCTTGCAGCCCTCGCAGTTATAACAGCCCGAACAACCTGCACAATCGTAACTTCCTGTGATGCTGAAACAATCAAAAATTGGTGAGCAACAAGAGCAACCTGTGCAACCAGGATCTACTACCACAGCAGAACAACCCGTGCAACTGTGACAGCCTGAGCAGCCTGCACAATCATACATTCCACTCACAATGTTGTAGCAGGGCAATCCTTCCCAAGTCGAGCAAGCCGCACATCCTGTTGGGCCGGCAGATGCTCCTGTTATTGCACATCCTGTGCAACCACCAAATCCTGAACAACCCAAGCAGTCGTAAACGCCCAAGAAAGTGTTCCAACATGCAAATCCATTAGCAGTAGTTCCGCAGCATAGAGCACCAGAACAAGTTGGGCCAGTTACAGGACATCCTGTGCATTGCCAGCAGCCAGAACAACCTTCACAATCATATCCTGTCGGAATATCCATTGTAAAACACGGATTAACTTGAGAACAACGATCACATCCTGTGGCTGGTGCTGTTACACCACAGCCTGTAAAGCCATAGCATCCTGAGCATCCTTCGCAATCTAGCAAACCTGTGATACGGTTATATCCTCCCGTCAAACAACATTCGCAGCCTGTGCATCCGCCTGTTACAGGACATCCTGTGCACGAGAAGCACCCCGAGCATCCTTCGCAGTCATATAGACCTGTTACAATGTTGTAGCAACCGCCCGTCACGCTTGTTGAGCAGCAACCACAACCTGTGCAACTAGTTGCTCCTGTGATAGAGCATCCTAGACAGCCCCAACAACCCGAGCAGCCTTGGCAATCGTAGAATCCATCAATTGTGAAGCATGGGTTTTCTTGACTGCATAGAGCGCATCCTGTTAGACTTCCTGTTATACCGCAGCCCGTGCAACCGTTGAAGCCCGAGCATCCCACACAATCGTATATGCCTGTTACAATGTTGTAGCACAGAGTTCCACTGCCTGTGGTTCCGCAGCATGCCGTGCCACCTGAACCCGTGCAACTAGTTGCTCCTGCGGATACACCAGTGATACCACACCCTGTGCATCCAAAGCAACCCGAGCAGCCTTCACAATCGTAAAGATTTGTAGCCTTATTGAAGCAGCCACCCGTGCAGCACTCACAACCAATACAAGGAGTTGTTGTTGTGCAGCCCAAGCATCCAAAGCAGCCTGAGCAGCCTTCACAATCGTAAATTCCACTTAGAGTCCAGCAAGGAGCGTCCGAACGGCAAAGATTGCATCCTGTTGCTCCTGTTGGGCCTTGAGGACATCCTGTGCATCCGTGGCAACCAGAACATCCTGCACAATCGTAAATACCGTCAACAGTATGGCAAAGGTTTACAGAACTGCACAGAGCACATCCTGTTGCAGGAGCAGTTATACCGCATCCTGTGCATCCGAAGCATCCAGAGCATCCTTCGCAATCAAGCAGTCCTGTCATTATGTTTAGACACGGGATACCAGGATGGCATGAATCGCAAGGATCTTGTGGAATAGATGGACATCCTGTGCAACCGCCAAGTCCTGAACATCCTTCACAATCATAAACTCCCAAGAAAGTATTCCAACATGCGTTTCCGTTTGCTGTCGTTCCGCAACAACTTGGACCCGAGCAAGTTGGGCCTGTTGCAGGACATCCTGTGCAGCCTGGACAACCTGAACAGCCCAAACAGTCGTATAGTCCACCTAGTGTGAAGCAACCAAACTGACAACAATCGCATCCAGTGCAAGCCGTTGGGCCAGGATCTCCACCAAAAATATAAGCCCTGTCGATTTCATCGAATACAACAGGAACATAACCCATGTCTATTAGTTCTTTAATTACTGTTCCGCGAGCAACATCTCTGTCATTTGCTCGTGTTGGATCTCCTCCAAATCCTCGTAGAGCAGGATCGTTTGAGGAATACCAGTTGCAACCAACCCAAGTTTCGTGATCTGGTGTTAGATAGTTTGCCAAGCCAAATGACTTAGTTACATTTCGATTACCATTTGAGGCGTTAAACAAATCAAGATATGTTGCATCTTTTCTGTGCATGTAATCAGAATTTCTACTCTCTGTAACATACTTTATTTGTCCCTCATATAGCGACAAATAAGAATTTCTAATTGACTCTGCACCTATGTAAGAAACCTCATTTGGGGCATTCGATGGATGCCAAGCATCCAATCCTATCATACCCTTTGAAACGCCTCTAGAATTTATAGTGATATTTGCGACTCTATCTAACTGATCGAGTATTAGTTGGTCATCGTATCCAGTCGATCCAAACGGATAAAGAGTTCCACCAAATTCGGTTTGATATTTCAATGAATTGCCAAACCAAAACCCGACTTGTTTATCATCATCCAACGCATCTATCATAGATTTGAACAAAGAAACTCCATCATCCATATTATTTGTAATGGAGAATGTTGCACCTAATGGAGTAGTCCAAATTCTATCAGGTTCGTCCCAATGCGAAACTGCTCTAACTGGATAATTTCCACTTGCTGCTGCTCCACTTGGAGTCCAAATCATAACACGATCCCAACCCTTTTTCTCTATCTGATCCTTAACATAATTTACAGGGCCAGACATACCAACCACATTTGGGTATCCTCCAGCCTGAGCAGATTTGGTTTGAATTGTATCCCAACCGTAAGGATTGTAATTAGAAGCGGTGGGACTAGAAAGGTTTACTAGGTGTTCATATCCAAAATGAACTCCTTTAACTGGTCTATAATCTGGAATATACGAATGCGGATACTTGGAGTCCAAGAAATCTTTATACACCGATAAAGTTTCAAACGCGGCAGCATCTTGTAAATTCACATCTTGTTCTATTAACGATTTTCCGCCAATTAGATTCTGAGAAATCGGAATAGTGTTGAATTTAACAACCACTTTATAGGTTCTAGTTTCGCCTGCCGGTATTTTTGCAGAATCATACAATTGAGATTCGTTTTGTGTTGCAAATTGGAAACTATATCTATCAACATATGCCTTATAATTTTGATTTGCAGCAACACTCATCGCAACAGCCGGATTGTCTTGTGGCGGGAAAACTACAAGACTTATATCGTGACCGTAAACTTCTGGTTGATATCCAACAACAGACATACTTACAGCAAAATTGTTTTGCTCGCAACAAGCACCTTCAAACTTAGTTTTTGCGAGATGAATAGGAGAATACAAAATATCAGGATATCTTGCACTTTGAACAGAACCATTTCTGGTTATAGTTCTATAGGTTCCTATTGGGGATCCTGTTGCTCCATACAGTTTTGTATCGTAATATTCAATAGAATCACCCAAATTCAATGAAGGAGTGTCCAACCAATCTATGATTTTTTCTTCGCTGCAAGTGTTGGTATATGTGTAATTTACTTCCATTGTTCCGTCATTATCGTTTGTAATAACGGATATGTTTGGTTTGATTACCGAATTTGAACAATTTGATGTTCCTGGTTTTGGTGGAGTCCACCCGTTGATAATGATTCTGTCACCAGGCCCATATGCATACCAAGAATCACCTATCACATCGTATTCAAAAGCAAAATCTGTAGTTTTAGGATTGTTATACTTTTGATTCCAATAGTTTAGTGCGGCTTCGATTTGTGTATAATTTATTTTATCGGTAAGGGCGAAAACATTATCAACTTCTGATTTACTGATTCTTGGGAAATCACCACTAACGCTAACATTACTTACAAGTTCGAATGTTGCACCTATAGCACCAAAACTAATAATATCTCCAGGGAATCCCAGGTTCACCCATCTTGGTCTTTGATTTGCGTAACTAGGATCTTTTTGTAGATCTAAAGCCTTTAGTTGTGCATCACCTGTAACTGGATTTGATGCTCCTAGACAGGTCGAATACGGCGCATTTCCACTAGTAAATCCATGAGTTGCCCCATCAACATTCCAATATCCCGTATCAGTTCTTGAGCCGAATGGGACAGCGGGAGTCCAAAGGGCTACATCGTTACCAGCCTCTTGGGTAAATTGTGGTTGCCCTACAAAGAAGAAAGGCTCAACACCAATTTCAACAGTGTTTGCATCAATCGCTTGAACTCGCTTAACATATCCTATACGATCCGCAGTGTTCCAACCTTTGTCTTGATATGATCGACCGTCAGGGTAAGAAAATACGGTGGCGGATCCTGTTAACGAATTAAATAACGGATTTGAAATAATGTCTCCGGTTACTCCCACACCGTCACGAGATCTTATTGGAGTAGACGATAACGGATTTACTGTTCTGTAATTAAACGCAAAAGTTGTGCCTGGAGCCATGCTTAAATTTACAGAGTTTGCTCCGTTAGCAGAGAATTTCTTTATTCTGAATGTGTATTCTTTTATACTGCCCCATTCAGGCAAATCTCTAGTTTTCTCAAAGAAAGATGGATATTTGGTTTTTAGATAAGCATACTTTTCTGGTTTGTCAAACACAAATTGAGCACCAGTTTGTCCTGTCATGCCATCAAGGAAGGCTTCATACGATAGTAAATTCATACGAGCCTGAGTTTTGGGAGTTTTGCCAGTCAATCTTGCAGGAGCGGATGCTGTTGGCCAAACCGGAGCCAAAGATCCTCCCCACCAAGGATTTCCTCCCTGTTTTCCACTTGTAATCAACCATGATACACGCGGTTTACCATTAAGCCCAATAGGAACTCCTGGTCCTGTTGGTGCTCCTGGTCTTAACGCTTCTCCACCAGCAAAATCCCAATATGGTTCAAATCCAACAGAAAGAGTTAATGGATTTAGTTTCCAATCAATAACTGATCCATCGGCTCCAGTAATTTCAATGGTTCTTGGATTTGGAGAACTAATGGCGCATCCCCACTTTTTGGTGTAGGTATCGTCTCCAGACCACAGATAGAACCCGTGAACTGAGCCTTTTGGATTACCCGACAAAGAACCTTCAATATACAGATTAACAAATTCTGATGGACTAAAGAAAGATCCGTCTTGTATTGATGGGGCTACTGCTCCGTATCCGCCACTTCCAGTTCCAACAGTATACGCTTTATTTGAAATGAACGGGATAATTAGCACATTATCGTATCCCTTTTCTGCTGCAATTTCTTGCCGCCATTTAACCATTTCGGTTATGGTCAAATTTTGCAGGGCTTTTTCTGCTGCTATATTTTCTGTGGCAACATAAAAACTAGGCATCCACACATTAACATTTCTTGCATAATTCGTCCATTGTTCTTTCCACATTTTTAAAGCGTGGTCACGATACTTGGTTCCGAATCTAACATCCAAAATACCTAATCCGCTTGCTTTTGATGATTGGGGATCGTTAGTATCCAAAGTATCTCTGCCGTCCCAACGGCAATCGGGGCATGTTGGTGAAGGCACATAACTCTTATAATCAACGGACTTGCCACCAATTATTCTTGTTAAGGTTTCAAACTTTGAACTTCTAGCGTCTCCACTAAATCCTGGATAATCGTGATATTTCAAAATGTTTCTTGGAACTGCGTATGGTTGCCCGTAGTTTGCAAACAGGGCGTTTGGAAATTTTTGTTGCAATCCGTCAAAAGTTAGTCCATCCGCACCAGTTCCACCAACAAATATCGGAATCATATACTTGTTCATTATAAAATTGCCGACCGAATTTGGATCATCTGGATTTGCTCGTCCTACACTGCTAGAAAAAATTGGATCCCAGGTTTCATTATTCATTGCGATCAGATTGTCATACTCGAAAGTGTAACGATTATCCCCTAAACGCAAAGTTCCTGCGCCAGAAATTCCATTCCAGTCTGGCTTAATATCTCCAAGCAAAGACGAGACAAATTTATCCATTGCTGCTTTAGAGGTATTTGTAAGCCCGTGTGTTCCTGCAACTATACCTTTAAAAGCACCAACTTTAGGATAATGGCTGCTTGCTTCTGAATCCCAATTTGTGAATCGGTTGTATTGTAGTGTGATGTTATCCGCGTAAGATGTTTTATCTTCAGAAGTGTCTGAATTATTCAAGTTCTTTGCCAATGGGCTTAAAGAACCAATTGCCTTTACGGTTTGTGTTTCATCAATTCCAATCACTTCTCCGTTTTCATTTCTCAAGTAATAATCCAAAGTAATATCTGTTCCTGTAGACAGATTTTTTTGAGGGGTTAGATTTGAAACACTCTTGCTATTATCAGTCTTTAGTTTTTCTAGATCCTTATATCCTTGAAGAGTGAAAACATTATCATAATAAATTTTTGGCAAAAATGCGGATTGTCCTACAAGTTTATTTTGAGGAGTCAAAAACTCTTGAACAGATTGTGGTTCATAGTAGGTTTGAGTATACGGTTTAACTGGATTGTAATTCAGGGTTACATATCGTTCTCCTGAAGTGAATCCTGTCGCCCAATCTGTTCGATTTGCGGTGCTACCTTCTGTCCACTCTGCCCAATAGCCAGTATAACCGCTATTATTAGAAGAAATTCCAAAAGGAAACTCTCTGCCTGCTCCCAAATCATTCAAGAATTCGTTCTTTAGATCGTAAGGAATTCTAGCCGTAACTGAACCACGAATCTTGCGATTCGGGTGCTGATATACGATCCAGAAAGGATCTGCGTTTTGAAAGTTTGCTGTTCTCAGAGGAACTAGAGGATTTTGGAATGCTCGGTTAAATGTTACGGGATTTCCTATAGACTTTAAATATTCCTTTGAGGAAATTCCATCAAGCCCCGCAAGAGCAACATCACCGAAATCTATTATCCCGTTTTCATCAAGATCATTTCTTATAATCTGATTGTGAACTGTTGGATCGTAGCCAGCCAAAAGTCCTGTGTTTGGATCCGTAAACCAGTTTGAAAGATCGTCGTAAGTTTTGAATGTATACGGTGCGTAGTGACCAATAATCGGCACTTCGTATTCCACAAGAGATGTGCTGTTCTGCAAATCTGCAACAGCGCAACGCTTAATTTGAACTTTACCAAAGAACGCAAGACCTGCTGGATTTAAAAGTCTCTTTAAAACATCACGATAACGATCAACAGTAACTTCACTTAAAATAACATATGAAAAGTTTTGATAGTAATGATTGTCTTGAATAACTTTATTGGTGCTTAATCTGCCGTCGTTGTTGGCGTAATAACCTTGGTATTCCGCCATTCCATTAACAGTAACAGAACCAACAAATCCGGTTCCTGCTTCAGATTCAATTGTTATTGCGGGAGCAACCTTGTAATTAACACCATAATTATCAATCAAAATTTTTCTGATTTTACCCAAAGCGTCAACTTCAGCAACACGAGCAGAGGCTTTAACACCAGTATCTCCTTCAGCAGAGGCAAAAATAACACGATCTCCTGCTTTATACCCGCTTCCGCCGTTTGTTATTGTGATTTTTCCAATAACAGAGAAAACTCGGTTTTCTTTACGCAAAATACCAGTTTTGTCTGTAAATTCTATGCCATCATAGCCTGCCGCAAATTGACCATTTACTCCACCCAAGAAAAGTTCAGCAATATCATTAGTTCCAACTCGATATGTGCTAACTTCAATGACTCGTCCACTTGCAGCAATATCTCCGTTCGCATCTCGTTGAACTACTGTTGCGCCAATAGAATCAAAAATAGCATTTCCTATATTGTTACTCGTCTTTATAGAACGACGGACAACCCACTTTCCGTCTGAAAGTTTCATAATATCATTCTTGGGATAATAGAATTCTACGGAAGTATCAAACAGAATTCTAAACAAGAAATCGTAGGTTTTTTCGGTTCCTTTTGCTCGGTAAAATCCCTTGATGTTTTTCATCAATTTTACAGGATCTACAGGCTTTTTGGTTGTCTCGGATACCGCTAGTTTTTCTGGAAACCCAAGAAGATATTCATTCTTAAAATATGAAATGAATTCTTCTAGTGTAGAGTCAACATCAATAACGCTAGCAAGTTTCTTTGGAGATCGTAGGAAGGTGTTATCCGAATCTAACCACTCATAGTAAGCCGTAAGAAAAGCAACCAGAGTTGGATGGTCAACCCTTACAAATTCTGGTAATTGTCCTGCTATGAATGGTGATGTAGGATTAAAGTTTTTGTCTGTCATGGCTCATATTAATACGGGAATGGTGCGCCAGTTTGCTGATTGATTGTGGGAACCGAGTCGAGTTCCACATTAAAATTTGATTTACTGTAGTCCAAAACTATGATTTGATTACGCAAAGACTGTATATCGGATTTTTGAGGAATAACGGTTATTTTTATTTCAGAATCGGTTCTTGGTTCAATGTATTGTGGGTTGAAGTTATTTAGTGTGATGATACCAGTATTATAATTTATCTTGCCTATTTTGGTGTTGATATACACCTTAGTGGTTCCTTCAATTTTATAAATTCTGATATTACCGTAACCGTCGTCGTCAAGATAAGCATCAACGACCGGCTTAACTACCGCTGCGTTTGTTTGATCTTGGTATCCAAAAGCGGACGAGGAAACAATAGAAGTAAATCCGTCTATAGGATGAAGTAAAGGATTATTAAATCGAATAGTATATGGAGAAGGTTTACCTAAAAATGGTTCAATTCTCTTTTGCAGACGAATTGAAAGATTAGTTCCTGTGATGGATTTGTTTGAATTGTCTACCAAAGAAGACAGTTTGGATGCCTTGAAATTTCTACCAAACTTGTCCAAATTTGCGGTTTCAAACGATTCAACTGCCAGTTTAATTTGAGCGGCAAGTCCTGCGGGGCTTAAATTTGTTCTAGACGGATCGTAAGCGGAAAGAGAGTCAATTTCCAGATAAATGTAATCAGGATCCACAATTTCTGGTTGAATTGTGACTAGATTTCTTTTGCCCAATACACTCTTTTGAATGGCTAGTTTTTCAAGAATTCCTATCTTGCTTCCATTCTTGGGCTTGATTGATATGAAAACTTTACCGTATTGTGGCGGATCATTTTCTTCCCCACCCCACACAAAGAATGAATCCACGCCTTCGCTGAACTCTTTTACCAATATGGTTTTATAATCTTCAACTGTTACTGCTCGTTCTTGAGCCTGATAATTTCTTGGCGCGTAATACTTGATTGATTCAATGCTTTCTGGTAAGGTTCCACCATAAGAAACAGTTGGATTCCCGTCCGGATCTGAGATGGTGGATACGCCATACGATGGAGATCCAGTTGAATCCACCTTTTGAACATATGGTGCTAGCACTCCAGAAACATAGGAGAAAGTTCTGCAATTATTTGCAAGTTCTCCGTTTGTAAGCAGATACTCCACGCTAATCACATTTCCATTTTCTAGGGCTTTGCCTACTATCCCGTCTCCGAAGTAAATTTCAAAATTTCCATCCTCGGTTTCTTGCAAGAAATACACTAGCGAATCCGAGTTTAGCCCATTCACATCAGTTGCTTTGTTCCATATGTTTATCAGTCCTGTTGTATCTGTTACTGACTTTTGGATTCGGACTCTTAGAGTATCCACATCAATATTATTACTTGGAAGAATGAATCGTTGGGTTGGGTCAAAAGAATTTACAACAAAGGTGTATGTTCTGAGAGTTCCCTCATAAGCCTTAACATTCTTAACTGTAGCAATTCCACCAATCATATCCACTTTGTAATCATCCAAAACAACAAAGTTAAAGAAACGATTTCCTGGCAGGGTTGCTCGGAAAATATCACCTCGGTTAACAAAGGCATTACCTTTTCTTACACGATCCTCGACCGTTTCTCCATTGGTGTTTGTTATAGTTTGTGTTCCAAATTTAACATCCAAAAATATCTTGGAGGCTTTAACCGATCTTGGTGTATACCCTAGTTGCTTGGCAATAGAAACTGTGCTTGAACGAAGAGCGGACGAATCCAAAAAGGCTTCATTCGCAACCATGTTTGCATAAAACGACTGGTAGTGTGTGTTGTAAGCAAGAAGATCTAGTATGATGTTCATACCCGATCCTTCAAAATCAAAATCTTTAAACTGATCTTGAGAACGAAGATAGGTCTTCAGGTTTGACTTTATTGCATCAAAGTCTAGGCCGTCAATTCTTAGGTTGGTGTTGCTCATCGTGTCCTCTCTAACAGTATATTGGTTTCCAAAACTTGGGGTCTATTTGCGATTGTAAACTTGATGTTTAAGGTGACTGAGTTTTTGTCAGGCTCCGCATAAAAACCAACGGCTAGATTATTTACTCGGGGTTCATATTTTCGTATTAGTTCTTCAATTTGCCCTTGCAATACACTATAAACAACGGGGCTAGGATTTTCAAACAGTAAATCTTGAATGCCTGAAGACACTTCGGGATGAAATGGCTTTTCAAATCTACGAAGCAAAATCAAATTTCTAAGACTTCTTTTAACAGCATCCTCATTGATTTTGATGGTTACATCTCTATCAATATAATTTGGCTGAAAGTTCAGGTCTAAATCAATGAAATAGTTTTTACTTGCCATTGTTTTTCCTTAACATTTCTAGTTCTATAAAAGAACGATATTGTTCCATTAGTCGTTTAGCATCATCTGGATCATCAGGCAACATCATTATGTCATTCCATTCTAATCGTATAAATCCAACATACAGTTCACCTTTTCGTATTGGCAGAACAGAGAACGCCTGAATGTTTTTTGAATCATTATAAGTTTTTAAAGCACTTTCAACAGGCAGAGATCTGGTGAATCTTATCTTTGAATCATTTTGCTTTAGCATTTGGATCATATCACTAAACAAGGTGGTTAAAACTGCTTGAAGAAACGGATACTCCATTGATACACCAGGATTGCAAGTTTCGTGGGTGACACTAAACCGCTTCATCGGAGAACCCTCCAAGAATTTTCCTCCGTTATGAAACTGTGCGATTTGTGCTCGGTCTGCGCTCATTTGAATTCTTAAAGACACCAACATATCGTAAATGTTGTTGTGTTTAATTTCGCTAGGAGATATCACATCAAGAATTTCTTCTTCTGTTTTCATTTTGGCATACTTATTTTTAATGTAGGTTACACCCATCATTATGCCACCCATAACGGCAGCAATGCCCACACCCACATTTGTCCAAAATTCTAAATTTACCGCTGAAAGAATCACTACTTTACCCTCCTCCACAGTAAACATTACTGCTTCCTCTTGCCATTGCGGAACCACAACCCACAGGATCGCCTATACGCATTCCTTGACGACTATTTACAAAAACCTGAGAAGATCCTTTTACACTGATTGAAATATGAATGGGATGATCGTCGTCGCATCCGTGAGCATGAGGCCCTAATCCATCGTATTGACGATGCCAACCTTTGCTGTTCACAAACACATTGTTTGACCAAGCGATAACTTGGCGTGGTGGATGGCAGTCGTGTCCGCTACAAATGTCGCCTTGTGTGCTTACTCCAGGCATTAGTCGAAATATCCTCTCTTTTTCATACCCAAAAGGTATTCTCGGTTTGTGACGGGTTTCCCGTCTAAAAAGAATTGATTATCAATATTTAGGATCAACCGATCACGATCCGAAGACCAGTTGTTTGTTATAGTCATAGTGAATTCTCGGTCATTGAAAACTCTAGGATCACGGGCGTTAAATGCTCTAATTGTGAACCTAACCGTATTAGTTGCAGGTATTCCGTTTGAAAATGAAGATGAAGATCCAAAGGTTGCGTAGTTTTTTTCTGTAATTCTAAAGTCGGGCGGTAGTCTCCACCTCTCTATAAAGTAGTCCTTACTGTTTGGATCACCCGGATTATCAGGCAAATCCATCTCAGAAATAAAACCAGAAGCAACGCCAGTTTCCATATCAAGCACTAAATCTGGAGGAAATTCTCCTCCAACTACCATGTATTTGATGTCACAGCATTCGTTGCAGGTATATCTCATCTCATACCTAGACGCATAAACACCAACTGTGGATGTGGTTGCGGGGCCAGGTGAAGGATAGGCGTAGAATGCAACTCTTTTACTTTCTTTTGATATGGTCTGCAATTCTCGAAACGAACCAAGATTTGAATTAACATTTGCAAACGGAAAACTGCTTACTCCGTTTGCACCACCAAATAAAATCAAACATCCTGCTCCAGAATAAGATTGAGAAGTGCTTGTGACAAGTTCGCCTCCTGCACCACCCGAAGCCCCGTAGGTGGTAAATCCGGTAACTCCAACAGCACGACATCCCGTGCCCTCTTGTATCTTAACGCCATCTATGGAATATGGGCCATTTGGATAGTAAAATTCGGGAGGTCGCATTCCTTTATGGTTGTATTTTCCAAGCCAACCTGTCCATTCCACAGAACCTGTATTACTGTAAGACTCAGAGCCATCACTAATATGACATTCCGCAGGAATCGAGTATATTAAATTGTATGGGCTTTGAGTGTAAGCACCAACAGATCTAAATCTTGGCATTAGAACTCTCCACCATCAACTTCTGTTATTGGTGTGGGTTTCATTGATGGGAATTGGGTTTCAAATGTGATTATTGGAATTGCAGGAATTCCTTTTCCTGTGGCACTATTTTCTGCTGCTCTGCCAGGATATCCTGATATTACTGTAGCAGTTCCGCCAGGAACAGCATACAAAGATTCTGTTGGTAAACCAGGAGCCCCTATATCCACAAGATTTGTGTCTGTTATTGTTTGTCCCGCAATGCCCGCAGATACAGGTGGAAGCGGGGTTGC